AGCGGGACGGGAGAGGACACGAAATAGGCCGCATCTCGTGAGAGACGCGGCCGGAGGATGGGTAGAGGAGTGGGTCAGTGCCGGTACAGGCGGCCGTCAGAGCCAACCCGCCAAGCGTCAGTGGGTGGGGGTGGACAGGTTCGGACTTTGCAAGGCATAATCAGTGCACGGTTGACTGCAGTCTGCGCAGACTCGAGAGAATCGGCAGTGATGGTTCCGCGATAAGCGCCGGTGGGGGAATCGACGTAAACGTGAAAGGTTTGCATGGGTGCGGTTGGTTAGTTTGCTGAGTCGACAACAAAGCCGCTCCGGTCCCGCTTGGCTTGTCCTTTGGCTTTGAGTCCGACAACGTAACCAGATCGACCAGCTCGCGCGCGGCGGTCGAGAAACCGAAGGTCCGTAGCATCGCCGTTGAGAACGGGGCGATGCCAGAAAACAGGCGGGAGAGAATCGCGAAAAACGACGGCGACGTTGCCACCAGCGGAAAGAACTTGTTGGCATTCGTTTTCGTTTGCGGCGGAATCACGCGAAAAGACAACGGTATAGTTTTGAGGGTGAAGTCCTTTTGCGTTGTCCAATGCCTTTTTGACGGACTTGGAATAGTCGTAGAAGGGAACAGAAGGGAAACACTGCATAAGCGTCTCGCCTTTAGATGGTACCAGCAGGCGGTGGAACGCCAAATCGCTTGTTCCGTTGAGCCTAATGCAAGGGAGCATTCCAGCGCGCTTCGCTTTGGATATCAAGGCCTTGCAATCAAGGTACAAGGTCTCCATGAATGCGTCACGGTCTGAGAAAAATAGGCGGGTCTTGGCAATGCGCGCCTTTTGGACGTTGGAGAAAGCACCTTTGCCTGCGGAGTTTAGACAACCTTTTTTGCATGAAGCGGCCCATGGGCATACGTTGCCAGAACCTGATAGGGTGTGGGGGGCGAGATAGAGGATTCCAGTAAGGAAATTTAAAGCTTCACCTTTTTCGGTTTTTGCTGAGGAAATACCGAGTAGATTCATTTTTTTTGGGTAGTGTAAAGGGTTAGCGCTTAGTGATTTCTATTGAAGAAAAAGCCATCCTGTTCGACGAAGTCGAAGCGAAAATAGGAGTTCCAGACGTGCTGCCAATCGATACAAGCCATTAGGTGAGAGGGGATTGAGTCTAGGTCATAGCATTCTGCGCTTGTCTCTTCGGCGAAATCTGCTGTTGAGTTAAACTGACCAGCGAAAGCTTCTTGTGCATGGCCGAGCGAGGATTCGTCAAACGAGTAACCAAAAACCTCAACGTACGCGGCCCAAATCTCTTTCTCTTCTTCAGTGCATTCAATCCAGTCCCAAAGGGCTGGAGACAAATAGCTTTCGCCATAAAAGGCACGGGGGAAGCCTTCGAAGTCTTGGAACATAAGTTCGGGGTCTGACTCGTCCGAATGGAGCTCTAGGCAGGCAGCGTGAAAGGTTTCGGGCGTGTGTCCTTCCAGCTTAATCCACGCTCCTTTTATGGATCCGGAGTTATATTTGGCGTAGGTGCCAACGTACACGGCGGGAACGGTTTCTGTTGTTTCGGTTGTGTTCGTGTTCATTTTGTTTTGGTTTGGTTTGGTTTTACTGACTCAGGGAAAGAGGTTTAGGAAAGGAGTGAACGCCAAAGCAAGATGGTGCTCCAAAGAAAAAGGAGCATAACGCAGAGCGCTTCAGGGAGCGTCAGCGTGAGCTGGGAGAGGCCGAGGGTGTCGACAGCGGTGAGGGTGAGGAATCCGAGGGATAAGAGGTTGTGTTTCATGGGTTTGCGGGGTTTTCGTCTTGCTTGCGTCTTGCAAGCTTGGTGCAAGGTTGGCGCAATGCGTGAGGGTTGGCAAGTGGGAAATGCGCAAAATTTGCGTATCAGAAGGAAAGGGAATCTTGAATCAGGCTCTATAGAGAGTAGAGCCATATCCGATATGGCATCGCCTGCACAGTTGGCTAACCTGATTCACACGGGTAGACCAAAGGGAACACAGAACAAGACGACAACGGCGCTCAAAGACGCGCTGATGCTGTCCTTTGAGAGGCTAGGCGGCGCCGCGTACCTCGAGGAGGTAGCACGTAGGGATCCGCGCACCTATTGTGCGCTCCTAGGCAAGGTTCTGCCACGCAACCCGGCTGCCGCGGACAACGCGCCTGGTAACGTCGCAACGCTATCCGACGCGGAAATACGCCAACGCGTAGCGGGAATGCTGCGTGAAGGGTTGTCGCCAGCAGGCATCGAAACAGGGGAAGTAGTTGACGCTGTGGAGGTTACGGTAAAACCAGATGCGTCTTGAGAGGTATTCATGTCCGTTATTGTATTGCGTAATAGGGAAAGCTTATTGATTCCAATGCTGGACAAAGTAAAAGCTAAAACCCCCCGAAGGGGGGCCGGAACTTACGGCGGAGACGGCGGCGTCTCCGTGAATGTCGCTATTAGACCGTGAAAGAACTCAGTCCAGAAGAGAAAGCAGAACTGGTCATGTGCCTCGAGGAACTCCAGAGGCGCAAGCGCGAGCGCCGTTTACTCGGTTACTACCCAGACACCGGACCCCTCAGGCGGGAGCTCTACAAAAAGCACCTAGCCTTCTTCGAGGCGGGGGCGAAGTACAAGGAGCGTCTGATGATGGCAGCCAACCGCGTCGGGAAGACCGAAGGCATCGGCGGCTTCGAGATGGCGGTACACCTCACGGGCCGGTACCCCTCATGGTGGAAGGGCCGCCGGTTCGACCGTCCTATCTCGGCGTGGGCGGCGGGGGACACCGGTAAGACCTCACGGGACATCTTGCAGACGAAGCTTCTGGGACCGGCGGGGAGCCACGGCACGGGCCTCATCCCGAAGGAAGACATCCTGCGGGTGTCGGCCAAGGCCGGTATCGCAGACGCGGTGGAGATCATCGTGGTGCGGCACGCATCAGGGGGAGAGTCGCGGTTAACGCTCAAGAGCTACGACCAGCGTCGCGAGAGCTTCCAGGGGACGGAGCAGGACATCATCTGGCTGGACGAGGAGCCGCCGCTGGACATCTACACGGAGTCGTTGCTGAGAACGATGACGAACGACGGTATGGTGATGCTGACGTTCACGCCGCTCTTGGGGATGAGCGAGACGGTGATGGCGTTCTTGAGGGACGGGGAGGTGTGTGAGCGGGCGGAGGGGACGAAGTTCGTTGGGATGGCGACGTGGGACGACGTACCGCACCTGAGCCAAAAGCAGAAGGAAGACCTGTGGTCGAGTATACCGCCCTTCCAGAGGGATGCACGGTCGAAGGGCGTGCCGCAGTTGGGGGCAGGGGCGATTTATCCGGTGCCCGAGAGCGAGATCGTGGTGCCTGACTTTGAGGTACCGGTGCATTGGCCTCGGGTGTTTGGGATGGACGTGGGCTGGAACAAGACAGCGGCGGTGTTTGGCGCGTTAGACCAGCAGAGTGATACGTTGTACCTGTACTCGGAGCATTACAGAGGGCAGGCGGAGCCGGCGATTCATGCGGAGGCGATAAACGCGAGGGGGCGTGGGATACCCGGGGTGATTGATCCGGCGTCGCGTGGGAGAACGCAGGTGGACGGGCAGCAGTTGTTTGTGAGGTACCGGCAGATGGGGTTGGACTTGACGGTGGCGAACAACGCGGTGGAGACGGGGATATATGATGTGTGGCAGCGGATGTCGACGGGGCGGATGAAGGTGTTTAAGAGCATGACGAACTGGGTGGCGGAGTTCCGGTTGTATCGGCGGGACGACAAGGGTCGGGTTGTGAAGGAGAACGACCACTTGATGGATGCGACGCGGTATTTGGTGGTGAGCGGGCTTAACCGAGCGGCTTTGAGTCTGAAGAAGCGGATGCAGAAGCTCATTGACGTGGTGCCGGTGATGAACTTCTTCTCGAGGAAGTAGACGTACCCATGCCCACAAGCCCCCGAGCCCCTGCAACCCCCAAGCCCCTGCCCCAGCCCCATTGACACAAGCCCTTAAACCCGCATGATGATGAGCATGAAGAACGATCCGGTTAAGGTCCACGCGGACGCGCTTGCGGAGTTTGACCGCATACAAGAGGTGCTCAGGAACGAGCGTTTGCAGTGCCTGCAAGACCGCCGGTTTTGTTCGATCCCAGGGGCTCAGTGGGAGGGGCCGCTTTCTGAGCAGTACGAGAACCGGCCTCGGTTCGAGGTGAACAAGACGCAGCTTGCGGTGATGCGCATCATCAACGACTACCGGTCGAACCGCATCACGGTGGAGTACGTCCCCAAGGAGAAAGAGTACGAGTCACTGGCGGAGACGTGCAACGGTCTATTTCGGGCAACGGAAGTGGACTCAAGCGCGGAAGAGGCGTATGACAACGCCTTTGAAGAGGCGGTGACCGGTGGGTTTGGGGCGTTGCGCTTGCGCAACGAGTACGAGGACGAGTACAGCGGTGAGAGCGACGAGCAGCGCATCTGCATTGAGCCGATTTATGATGCGGACTCCTCGGTGTACTTTGACTTGAACGCGAAGCGCCAAGACAAAGCAGACGCGAAACGGTGCTTTGTGATTACGGCGTTAACCCGTGAGGACTACGAAGCGGAGTGGGGGGATGATCCAACGACGTGGCCGAAAGAGATTACGCGCACCCAGTTCGACTGGCAGACGCCGGACGTGGTGTATGTGGCGGAGTACTACCGTGTGGAGGAGACGACCGACTACATGGTGACGTTTGAGGGGCTTACGGGGGACGAGGAGAAGGAGCTTTTGTCGGTGCTCAAGGAAGGCAAGATGGAGGAGATGGAGGCGCTTGGGTACAAGGAAGTTAAGCGCAAGAAGATTAAGCAGAAGAAGGTTCACAAGTGGATTATGTCTGGGGGCAAGATCCTTGAGGACTGCGGGTACATTGCTGGGCGGTGCATCCCGATTGTGCCGGTGTACGGCAAGCGCTGGTTTGTGGACAACGTGGAGCGGTGCATGGGGCATGTGCGGCTCGCCAAAGACATGCAGCGTCTAAAGAACATGCAGCTCTCTAAGCTCGCAGAGATTTCGGCGCTCTCGTCCATGGAGAAGCCCATTTTCATGCCTGAACAGGTAGCGGGGCATCAGGTGATGTGGGCGGAAGATAACCTCAAGAACTACCCGTACCTGCTGGTGAACGGCATTACGGACGCGCAAGGCGCGGTGCAACCGGCGCCGCCGTTGGCGTACACAAAATCCCCTCAGATCCCGCCGGCGATGGGGGCGCTTTTGCAGGTAACAGACGTCGATATGCAGCAGCTCCTTGGGAGCCAAGGCAACGGGGACAAGATGGTGTCCCACGTTACGAGCAAAGCTGTGGACTTGGTGATGCAGCGGCTCGATATGCAGAGCTACATCTACGTCTCCAACATGGCGAAAGCCATTAAGCGCGTGGGCGAGATTTGGCTGTCCATGGCCAAAGACGTGTTCGTGGAAGATAAGCGCAAGATGAAGGTTGTGACGTCCAACGGCGAGCAGGACGAGATTGAGCTCATGACACCGGTGATTAACCCAGAGACCGGCGAGCTTGAGTACGACAACGACCTGTCTGAAGCCGAGTTTGACGTGGCGGTGGACGTGGGACCCTCTTCAACAACGAAGCGGCAAGCGACGGTGCAGGCGCTGCTCTCGATGATGGCGGTAACGCAAGACCCTGAGACAATGAACGTGCTCTCGTCGATGGCGATGATGAACATGGAAGGCGAAGGGCTTGGGGACGTGCGGAGCTACTTCCGCAAGAAGCTGCTGAAGATGGGGGCGGTTAAACCCACCGAGCAAGAGGCGCAGGAGCTCCTTGCCGAGGCCCAGAACGCCCAACCGGACGCACAGACGCAGTACTTCGCAGCAGAGGCGCAAAGGGCAAATGCGCTCGCTACAAAGGCACAGGCCGACACGGTGCTTACGCTGGCAAGGGCCGAGGAGACGCGAGCGAAGACTGAGGAAACGATTGCAAAGGCTGGTCAGATTGATCAGGACAAGGCGATGAAGCTGGCGGACCGCATCGAGGACGATGTGCAGAAGCTGGTAGCGCCGGTGCAAACATTTTAGTGGACAGACCCACTAATTGAGAAAAAATGGAGAACAACAACACGGCAGTAGATGCTGAAGTTGTCTTGGAAGATGAGGAAGCTCCCGTAGCGGAGGCTGTGGCTGAGGAGACCGGTGCGCCGGTGGCCTCGGAGCCAGCCAAAGACGGGGAAGCGACCGCTTCAGAAGAGATCGACGTCAGCATCGGGGATTCGCCAACCCAGAAAGAGGACGCAGAGAAAGCACCGGAATGGGTGCGTGAAGTGCGTAAAACCAATCGGGAACTGCACCGTAAGAATCGGGAGTTAGAAGAGAAGCTGAAGGCAATATCGGCAACTGAGAACAATCCGGTTGACCCTGGGCCGAAGCCGACACTTGAAGGCGCTGATTACGACACGGAGAAGTACGAGGCCAAGCTGGCAGAGTGGTTTGACCGGAAACGGAAAGCTACTGAACTCCAAGCCAAGGCCGAGGAAGAGCAGCAAGCCCAACAAGCAGAGTGGCACAAGAAGCTTGAGAACTACGCGAAGTCCAAGACTGAGCTTAAGGTTCGAGACTACGAAGATGCCGAATCTGCGGTGCAAGAGGTGTTGAACACGACTCAACAAGGGATCCTGTTGCAGGGTTCAGACAACTCGGCATTGCTGGTGTACGCGCTGGGTAAAAACCCCAAGAAAGCGAAAGAACTCTCTGAGATAAAAGACCCAGTGAGATTCGCGTTCGCGGTGGCAAAACTCGAAACACAACTCAAGGTGACAAAGAAAACTGCTCCTCCTCCAGAGAAGACCCCACCGTCCGGCGGGGCTAGGTCAACCGGTGGTTCCGACGAAGTGTTGGACAACCTACGCGCAAAGGCTGAGCGCACCGGTGACTACACGCAAGTAATCGCCTACAAACGTCAATTGCAGTCAAAAAAGTAACCTATGGCTAACTCGTTCAATAAAGAAGAGCGCGTAGCGTTTGAAAACCTCCTTGAGGGGTTCAACGACGCGCTTGTTCTCTCCCGTAACGTCTCGATCTACAACACGGATCAGACGATGATGGAGCGCACCAACAACGTCATCTGGCGCCCGCAGCCCTACATCGCGACTTCGCTCTCGAACGCCGGTGTGGGTACGGACATCACCAGCGTTGGTGGCTACGCCTCCTACACCCAGCTCGCGGTTCCCGCCAGCATCAACCAGACGCGCACGGTCGCTTTCGAGCTCAACGCTCAAGAGCTTCGTGACGCTCTGCAAGAGCAACGCCTTGGCAACTCGGCCAAGCAGAAACTCGCTTCTGACATCAACGTGTCGGTGCTGAACATCGCGGCCAATCAGGGCACGCTGGTGGTTAAGCGCACGACGGCGGCTGGCGCTTCGAGCGGTTTCGATGACGTCGCCCAGTGCGAGGCCATCTTCAACGAGCAAGGCATCATGGACGGTGACCGCTACCTCGCGCTCAACACGCGGGACTACAACGGTCTTGCTAACGACCTTGCCAAGGCTTCGCGCTCCTTCGGGAACCAGAAGTCCGACAAGGCGTATGAGCGTGCATACGTTGGGATGGTAGCGTCCTTCGACATCTACAAGCTCGACTACGCGGTGCGGTTGGCGGCTGGTTCTGCTACGGCGACCATCAACACGACCGACGCGGCAGCGAACTACTACATCCCGAAAGCCATCTCGACCTCGCCAACGACGGCTGAGCGGCTCAACGTGGATAACCGCTTCCAGTCTCTGACGGTGGCAGTTTCTGCTGGCGCCTTGGCGGCAGGGGACGCGTTCACCATCGCTGGCATCAACGCAGTGCATCACATCACCAAAGGTGACACCGGTCAGCCTAAGACCTTCCGTGTTATCTCGGCGAGTGCGCCTGCTGCTGGTAGCCAAGCGATCGTCATCAGCCCTCCGATCATCTCGAACCAGGTTGCCAACGCGGCTTCTGCGCAGAACCAAAACTGCGTGGCGAACACGAAGGCATCCAACGCGGCAATCACGCTCCTCAACACGGCGGCAGCTCCTGTGAACTGCTTCTGGCACAAGGACGCGATTGAAATCCTCCCTGGCCGCTACTCGCTCCCCGACAACGCTGGCGTTGCGGTGATGCGCGGTTCAACCGACCAAGGGTTGGAGCTCGTTATGACCAAGCGTTTCGACCAGAACACCCTCACGACCAAGTATCGTGTGGACACGTTCTACGGGGTTGTCAACAAGCAGCCCGAAATGAGTGGAATCATCCTGTTCAATCAGGTATAGTTCCCGCAAACGGGGGGTGGCCCTTCGGGGCCATCCCCTTAACTTAATTGAAACCAAGGACTTATGCCGCTTAAGAAGGGTTATTCACAGAAGACAATCTCCTCGAACATCAGCAAGGAGATGAAGTCCGGTAAGCCGCAGAAGCAAGCGGTGGCAATCGCGCTATCGACTGCCCGCAAAGCCAAGCAAGCAGCTGGAAAACCCGTCGGCAAACTCAAGAAGTGATGGAATTTCCAAGCATGGTGTACCGCTCACCCGGGCGGAATCAGGCAAGAGGTGGGACGTACGACTATTGTGGCGTCGAATCCCAAGAGGAACTCGATGAAGCCATCCAATACGGCTGGCACACCTCGGTTGAAGCAGCAGTGGACGCTTGCAACGCCGCTTTGGAGGCCGCTGAGAGGCTCAAGAACGAGCCGAAGGTCAAGATTGTGGTGACTGAGCCGGAAGTTGAGGCTGTAGCCGCTCCTGAGGCTCCTGAACTTGTTTCTGAGGACGAAGAAGAAGACGAGAAACCGCGCCGTCGGCGCAAATAACGCATGGGATACACAAAACGCCAGTTCGTTGAGGCCGCTTTCGAAGAGTTGGGGCTGGCGTCGTATGTGTTCGACTTGACGCCCGACGAACTTCAGTCCGCGGTGCGCCGGTTGGATGCTATGGTTGCCCAGTGGTACGCGAAAGCCATCCAGATTGGCTACCCGCTGACGAACTCGCCTGAGAACAGTGATCTGGACACCGAGACGAACGTCCCTATCACCGCCAACGAGGCCATCATCCTGAATCTGGCGATGCGGATTGCCCCTCAGTACGGCAAAGCGCCGTCTGTGGACACCAAGTTGGGGGCGATTTCAGGCTACCAAACGCTCCTTATGCAGAGCGCGAATGTCCTGCAACAACAGTACCCTTCGACGATGCCCGCGGGAGCTGGCAACAAAGACGTGGATTGGCCGTTCCTGCCGGTGCCATCCATCGCTCCCATCGAGCAGGAACCAAACGGTCAACTTCAGTTCCGCTAACATGGCTATTCAAAATCTCGATAACGTCGACAGTATCAACAACTCTACGTTGTTCGCTGTCAACCAGAACGGGCTCGACTACAACTGCACGGCAGCGGTGGTGGCTGATTTCATCGAGCAAAATGTGACGGTCAACGACGGCAAGGTCATCCAGTACGCCTCGCCGATTAGCGGCTCGACGGTCGCCATCAGCGGCACGAACAACAGCGTGTGGCTGGTGCTTACGCCCATTAGCACAGTGGCCTCGCTGACGATCCAACTCCCGCAGGTCTCGGGCTGCGTGGCAAACCAAGAGATTCTTGTCAACACCACCCAGACAATCACCTCGCTCACGGTGAACCTGAACGGTGCGGTCGGAGGCGGCGTTCCGACGACTCTCGCGGCAAACGGCTTCTTCACACTCCGGTTCGAGCCGGTCATCCAAAAATGGTATCGCGTAGGCTAATATGACACTCCCATTCAATCCCTCTTACGGCAGCGGACAAACCCAGTCAGCAACTGGAACCTCCGCCCAGTACAGCATCCGCTCTGGCACCCGCAGCATTTGCGTGACCAATACCGGCGCAACCAATCCGGTGTTTGTCCGCATCGGGCAGGGCACGATTACCGCAACGACCGCTGACTACATCGTCATGCCGAGCAGCCAAGTGTCCCTTGGCAAGTTCGAGGACGATAACGTCATTGCAATCATCTCGCCTTCTGGAACGACGGTTAACTTCATCTGCGGCGCTGGCCTGTGATTCGTTACCTCTCAAGACGACGCTCGAAGACGCCTGCGGGGCCCACGGTGACCCCTCCAGGGCCGCCTCCCGCCGCGTCGTTCTACCTGCGCCCTGGTGGCGGAACGAACTACTATCGCCGGCCAGGCGGCGTTGACCGGTACCTCAGACCCTAAAGCATATGCCTGACATTACAGTATCCTCTGACATCGACTCCTTCATGCAGTCTGCTTCAAGGCAGGCCGCGATGGACAATCTCGCGGGCGCAACGACTTCCGGCCAGTACCTTCGCGGGAATGGCACCGACGTGGTGATGAGCGCGATCCAAGCTGCTGACGTTCCAACGCTGAACCAGAACACCACCGGTACAGCATCGAACGTGACCGGAACGGTCTTGGAAGTCAACGGCGGCACAGGAGAAACCACCTACTCCAATGGGCAGCTTCTCATCGGCAACACCGCAGGTGGGCTTACAAAGGCTACGCTGACAGCTGGAAGCAACGTGACCATCACGAACGGTGATGGTGCTGTTACCATTTCTGCTACCGGCGGTGGAGGTGCTGCTACGGACGTGCAGGTGTTCACTTCCAGCGGGACATGGACAAAGCCAGCAGGGGCGATTTATGTGGATGTGGTGGTGATTTCCGGAGGTGGAGGTGGAGCGTCAGGACGAAAGGGCGGGACGACAGCAACAGCGCCGGGAGGAGGCGGAGGAGCAGGCGGCTCGTATTCGGCAAGAGGATTCCAAGCATCCCTTCTTGGAGCGACTGAATCTGTTACTGTTGGCGCTGCCGGTATTGGAGGCGTCGCAGTCACTGGAACCAATGTCAACGGAAACGCAGGAACAGCTGGCGGACTGTCAGCATTTGGAACGTTTGTCCAAGTGTCTCCTGGGCTTGGAGCAGGAGCAGTTACCACGGCAAGTGGGCCAGCAGGATCAGCGGCATCCGCTCGCGCAATGTTCCAAGGAACATCAGGCTCAAACGGCGGTACAGGTGCAGGCCCATCAACAACGAGCGCTCTTGTTGGCGCAGGTGGAGCAGGAGCAGGAGGCGGTCTTCCAGCATCAGCAACCGTTGGATTTGCTGGCGGGAACGGCGGAACCTCTCTATCCACTTGGTTCACTGGCGGACTTGGAAACGGAGGCGCAATCTCAGGCAACGGAAGTTCTGCACCAAACGTCACGGTTAACTTCCCATTGTG